ATGTACGGAAATATCAGCCGGCTCAACAACACGGCCAAACTGATCGCGGACTTGGCCGGTGTGCCGGGCAGCGGTACGTTTGATCAAGTCACCGCGCACGTCCGCGCCAACAACGCCATCGTCCCGGGCAACCCTGCAGGGCTGGGCGGCGGCAACGGGTTCGACGTCAACATCTACGAGCAACTGCGTGATGCGGCGCTCGACGTGCTCTATCCCGATATCCTGTGGTCCCAGACCATTCCCATGGAATCGGTGGACACGTCCATCAACCCGGGCGCGGATCTGGCGTCCTACATCGTCAACGACCGTCGCGGCAAGGGTGCATTCCGTGCCACGATGGGGCAGAACATCCCGACCGTTGGCCTGTCCACCGGCAAGGTGTCGATCCCCATCGAGTCGGGCGCCATCATGTCGTCCATCGACATCCAGGACGTTCGCCGCATCGCCTTTGGCTTTGCGGGCATGAACCTGCTGACCCGCAAGGGCGAGGTGATGCGCGAGGCCGCCGAGCGCCATATCGAGGATGTGTTTTTCTTCGGGTTCTCGGACCTGGGCTTTGCGGGGTATCTGGACTACCCGTACACCCCGGCCACGACCGCGGGCACGAAGGCCGCCGGCGGCACGACCTGGGCAGTCGCCACGCCTGACGAAATCTTGAAGGACGTCAACGACAACTTGGGCAAGGTGTATTCCGATACGCTGCAGTTGTTCATGCCCAACCGTGTCGAGCTGCCCGTCAAGCAATTCGTGCAGATCAGCACGATGCGCATCAACGGCACGGGCGGCAATGGTGTGAATGAGACGGTTCTGTCGTTCCTGGCGAAGAACAACTTCTACACCGTCACGACGGGTCAGCAGCTGGAACTGCGCGCCATTCGCTACTTGAAGGGCGCTGGCGCGGGTGGTACTGACCGCATGATCGTTTCCGATGCGTCGGCCCGCAACATGTACATGCCGATGCCGGTACCGTTCACGCTGCTCGCGCCGCAAGACCGCCAGTATGCAACGGACGTTTTCGCCGATTACCGCTTCGGTTCTTTCCACCGTCCGTATCCCACGTCTGCGCTGTACGTGGACGGCATCTAAGGGGCGCCCGCAATGTTCATCACCAACCGCCAAAAGCGTACCTGGAGCGTGCCGCCCTCTGCGGACGGCGTGTTCCCCTCCGTCACGATCGAGCCCGGCCAGTCGGTCGAGGTCGATAAGGCCCACTGGGACGGCGTGCGTAAGGGCAACCCGGTTATTGAGGCCCTGACGACGACCCGTGCCCTGGTCGTTTCGCGCGCCGCCTCGGCGGTCGATGCGGACGAGCTGGAAAACCCGGCGCCCCCGAAGTCGGCGGACCTGGCGCCCGAGCTGCGCACGTTGCCCGAAGGCGTCGAGGCGCAAGACGGCCACGGTGCCCAGGAAGTGGTCGACGTGCCGCTGCCCGGAGATGGTCCGGCCGAAGCCAGGCCGTCCCGCACCCGTCGGGCATAAGCTATGGCCCTCGTCGCGGACGTTCCGACTTTCCGGGTGCTTTTCCCGGAACTTGACGCGGTACCCGATGTCCGGGTACAGGTTGCGTTAGACGGCGCCCGCGACGAGCTTTCCCCAACGCTATGGGGGAAGTGTTACGAAAAGGCAATTCTATATTTCGCCGCGCACGAAATCGCCCTGTCCCTGGCACGCCAGCAAGACGGTGAAGACGGCGCCACGACCCCGACGGGGCGTGTGCAGTCGGCGAGTGTCGAGGGCCTTTCCGTATCATTCGCCGTTCCCGCCAACGCCACCGCAAACTCTGACTGGCTGTCCCAGACGCCCTATGGTCAGGCGTTCTTGGCGCTTACGCGGCGCTGCCTTTCGCGGGGGGTGTTGTCGTGGCCGTGACCATCAAGCAATCAAATCCTGGCTGGCTCAAAAAGCTGCTCGCTCGCTGGAAAGACGCGCCTGAGCTGGCCATCGGATGGCCCACCGGTACCAACGCCGTCGGCATTAAGTACCCGGATGGCACGCCCGTGGTGCTGGTCGCCGCGGTGAACAATTTTGGTTCGCAGTCTCGCGGCATCCCGGCCCGGCCGTTCATGACCGAGTCCGCAGCGCCGGCAGTCGAGGCAACGAAGCCCATCGCCGCCGCGCTCATGCCTGCGGTGAATAGCGGTAAGGCGACGCTTGCCGAGGTCCTGCAGCGCATGGGGCCGTTCGCCGTCGGAGCGTTTCAGCAAACCATTGTCTCGGGTAACTGGGTAGCCAACAGTCCGGTAACGATCGCCCGCAAGGATTCGGCGCAGCCCCTGGTCGACACGGCGCTCATGCGCCAGTCCCGGACTTTCGTCGTGCGCAAGCCGGGCGGATAAATGCCAATCCGCCTACCCGTCCGCCCCGCATACAACCTATTCAAGTCCACCATCACCGCGTTCGATGTGGTGCAAGGTCGGGACGCGGACGGCGTGCCCATCGACGCGACGCCCGAAGCGGACCGCCAGTTTCAAGGCGTCATCCAGCCCGCCGGCGACCGTCACGTCAATCTCACGCCTGCCGGCGCCGAGTCGGACGGCGAGTACATTTTGCATACTGACGCAGCGGTCAGCGCGGCCGACAACTACCAGGGCGGCCAGAACCAGCGGCAGACATTCGTGCGGCACAATGGCAACATCTGGCGCCTCTGGAAAATCCAGGGCTGGGCGCCCCACCAGCGCATCGCGCGCTATGTCCTGACTCGGTACGTAAATGTCAACGGTAACTACTCTTGACGCGCTGACGCGCGCAGTCTCGCGCGTGCTGCAGACGATCCGCCCCGCGTCAGGTGCGGTGGTGGTCGGGCGCGTGGGCGAAGTGGCCGCGCCGGCGGTCCCCTACATCCTATTCTCAATCGAGTCGGTCACGCCGCAAGCATCGCCGGTCGTCAGCTACAGCGATGAGGATCCGCCAGTTACGCAGACCGTCACCGCCACCGCCGTGCCCATCGTGTTTCTGGTCGAGGTAATCGGCGGCGCCGCAATGGGGGACGCATTCCGCGCGGCCCTGGCGCTGCGCGTCTCGCAACGGTCATTCGACCTGTGGGCCATTGCCGGCTTGATGGACATCACGGCGCCGACCAACCTATCAGCACTCGAAGTCGGTACAATGCGCCAACGCGCGCAATTTCGGCTGGCCCTGTCCGCGGCGCTGGATTATTCCATCGGTGCCGAAACTATCGAGCATTTGACGATCGTCGCGAATGGCGAAACTGTAACCGTTTCTAAGGGAGTCAACCCCCATGGTTGTTAGCGTAATCAATTGCGGCACCGCCTCGCTGCCGCGTTCGCTCGATGTTTCGATCACGGTCAGCAAGCCGCAGGCGGAACAAACGACGGACCTGTCCATCCCCGTTTTCGTGCAGTCGACGGGGTCCTTTGACTTTGGCGCCGGCCGCATCGGCTATTACGCCACGCTCGACTCGGTCACGTCCGACACGCGCGTAAGCGCCGAGGGCATCAAGGCGGCGCAAGCATTTTTCGGCCGCTCCGAACGCCCCGACCTGCTCGCCATCGCGCAGGCATTCGACACGCCGCAGAAGGGCTACGTGCGCACCGGTGCCCTGGGTCCGCTCGCCTCGTTCACCGCGATTGCTAACGGCTCATTCGCCGTGTCCATCGACGGTACCAACGAGAACATCACCGGGCTCGACTTCACCGCCGCCACGACGCTCGCTCAGGTGGTGGGCATCATTCAGGCTGCGTTGACCACTGCCGCCGCCGGCACGGTTGCCGCGCTGGAATCGGGCACGCTGCGCATCACGAGCCCCACCGCCGGCGACCTGTCGTCCGTCTCGGTCCTGGCCCCCGTGTCGCCCGCATCGGGCACGGACATTTCCGGACCGGGCCTGTTGAATGGCCGCCTGGGTGTGGCCGTCGTGCAGCCGGGCTACGCGCCCACGGGGCTGGTGGACGAGCTGGCTAAGATCGCCGAAGCCGCGCGATGCTCCGGCCGCTTCGTCTATGGCTGGGTGCTGGACGCCGTTTACCGCGATTCGCCCGATCAGGTGGCTGCCGCCGAATGGGCGCAGGCCCGTACCGCGTACATGCCGCAGGTGTCGAATTCGCCGCTGGCCTGGGACCCGTCGAGCACCACCGACCTGGGGCCGGTCGTTCAGACGCTGGGGCTGTACCGCGTCTCGCCGATCTATCACGACAACCCGAACTACTACCCCGATATGTCGCTCATCGCCGGCATGCTGGCGGTCGACTACCGGGCGGCCAACAGTACGCGCACTGCGAAGTTCATGGACCTGCCGGGCATCCCGACGGTGGGCCTGACCGTGTCGCAGTGGCTGACGCTGGAATCGAAGGGCTACAACACCTTCACGTTGACCGGCAACACGTCCCGCGTGACGCGCGAGGGCACGACGGGCAATGCTGCGTGGTATATCGACGACGTCATCAACCTGGACAACTTCGTCGAGGATCTGCAAGTCGCGACGTACAACGTTTTCTTGCGCAACAAGAAAGTTCCGTACAGCATCGTCGGACAGACCATGTTCCGCGACTCGTCGACGCAAATCTGCGAACGGTACATTTTCAATGGCACGTTCTCCGAGCGCCCCGTACAGGACACGTCTGCGACCAACGGCGTGCGCATCGACCCGGCCTATGACATCATCGACACGCCGCTTGAGCTGATGACCGTCGCCGACCGCGCCGGCCGCATCGGACCCCCGCAAACGATCAACGTGAACTTGGCGGGCGCCATCCACTCGATCGCCATTCACGTTAACGCGTTCTCGTAATCGGAGCCTGACAAATGCGCAATCCCTTGTTTATGAATCAGGCGCTCATCGTCGTGCTGCTCGACGGTGTGCCCATGATCGACTTTATGTCGGGCGACTCCGTGCGAATCATCCCCAACACCGAAGGGTCCGCCCTCGAGGTCGGATTTGATAGCACGAAAACGCTACTCACGACCAACGAGTCCGGCACGGCGGAATTCGACTTCAAGCCGACGTCCGTCTCGTTGGACTACATCAACCGCCTGTACCGCCTGCAAAAGACCGCGGCGGGCCGGTTGTTCAACTGCCAGATCACCACGTCGGCCGCCGATAA